TTATTGGTTCACAGAGACTATGAAGCTCAAACGGTTAAAGCTAAAGTATTGAAAGTTAAATTTCAAAACTTAGGTGAAAACCAAGCTGAAGCTCATTTTAACTGGGAACCTAAGTCAGGTAGTTACATACCAATAATATCAGAAACAGAATCAGAACCTTTGCCATGGGAGAGTTAGATAATGATAATACAAACTACCCTCATCATACTAGGCAAGGTGGTGATTTGGTAAAATGTTTTTGGTGCGAAGACAATGGTATAGATATACGACCAGAGTATCATTATAAAAACGGTATACACGAGTGGAGGATAGGTATAACAATAAATAATAAATACAATAGAGACCCTAAAGTGTACGATAAAAAAGATGTTATGGAACAAGTATATAAATACTCTGAATATTATTTTAATAAGTACTGCACTAACAAAGATGTAATGAAAGTAAAAGCAGAAAAAATAGAAAGAGCTTCAAAAATATGGAGAGGTTCAATTAATAAAGTAAGTTATGAATAGATTTAAAAACGCAGACAAAGCATTTAGTTATTATAAAAAACAGATACTAGATTATGGTGTTGACTTTGATAATACTAAGGCTTTATTTAATGTAGGTTTTACAATAGTAAACCCTATGGACAACTGGATTAAGTGCGACCAACGTAAATGGAAATATAATTATGCTGAGTCTGAGTGGCAATGGTATTTAACTGGATTACCAAACGTTAAAATGCTAGGTAAGATATATGGTAAAGTACCTGAAATATGGGAACGCATGGCTAATGAAGAAGGTTATGTTAACTCTAATTACGGTTATCAATGGCAAAGACATTATCAATTAGATATGGTAGTCGATATGTTAAAGAAAAACCCTAATACTAGGCAGGCTACAATATCTATATTCGATGGTAAAGAACGTGAAAAGTATGATAAAGATACTCCTTGTACATATGCTATACAGTTTACAATATTAAATAATAAACTTAATATGTGTGTTACAATGCGTTCTAACGATCTCTGGTACGGTTTCTGCAATGACCAATATTGTTTTTCAAAACTGCAATTAATGGTTGCTGATAAACTAGAAATAAGACTAGGTGAGTATTACCACTTTGCACATAACTTACATTTGTATAATAATATAATAGAAAAAATAAATGAGTAAAGAATATATATTATACCACATACCTGGTAAAAAAATAGGTTGTACAACTGACTTATATAATAGAGTTACTGAACAACAAGGTTATGAGCCAGGTGAATACGAAGTTTTAGAAAAATCTAACGATATAGATTATATATCTAAAAGAGAACTACAACTTCAAGAAGAATATGGTTATAGAATTGACCGTATTCCTTATAATAAACTTAATAATAATAATTTTAATAATTTAAAGACTATGAATATAAACGTAACAGAACAAACTACTACGTTTCCTTGTCCTATTAATAAATTGAAAGGTAATCTTATGGACAACCTTGAGATGAGTTGGGATACAGTTGAAGGCAGCGTTATGTTAGATGAAGATTTAGTTGATTGGATAGTTACTAATGCAAAAACGTCTATGTATAATGATAATAGATGCTATGTATACAATAAAGCATTAACTAAATTTTATGATCGCTGCAGAAAAATTAGAGAAAAATGCGCTGAGCCAGAAGACTGTTGCCAAGCTAGTCATTTTGATTTAATTAGAGAATGGGCTGAACACAGAGGTATATATGATGAAGGTGATCAGAAGACTCAATACGTTAAATTAATGGAAGAAGCTGGCGAAGTTGGTAGAGCTATACTAAAAGATGATACATTAGAAATACAAGACGGTATTGGTGATATGGTTGTTGTACTAACTAACTTAGCTGAACTGAGTGGTTTAACAATTGAAGAATGTATTGAATCAGCTTATGATACTATAGCTAAACGTAAAGGTAAAATGATTAATGGAACATTTGTAAAAAATAATTAATATGAGCGATAGAGAAATAATGAATGCTAAAGGGTTTTTAAAAAATATGGAAGTTGAATTTAGAGATCCTGTTGTAAAACGTGTAGTACAAAAATTTAGAGACAGATCTAATGAAGGTTATAGAAAATACGGCACGACTCTTCACGAAGAGCGAACAACAAAAATGAAAGGTCTAATGAAATACCTAGTTGATATTCAAGAGGAACTTATGGATGCGATTTTATATATACAAACCGCACAAGAGGAACTTAAAGATATTTTAGATGAGATATCGGAAGAATAAAAAACGGGGACCTGTTAGGGCAAAGAAGGTTATATGTGACGGTATAACCTTCGCCTCTGGTCTAGAGAAGTATATGTATCAAGCTCTTAAGAAAGCTAAGATAAAAGCTGAGTATGAAGGACAGACATATACTTTGATAGACGGGTTTGATTTTGAAACACCAAGTTACGAAAGGCAATCTAACGGTAAAGGTGAATTTAAAAACAGAGGAAATAAAAAAATCTTACCAATAAAATACACTCCTGATTTTATAGGTAATGGGTTTATAATTGAGTGCAAGGGTAGAGCGAACGAAAGTTTTCCAATAAGATGGAAGTTGTTCAAGAAATTTATTAACAGATGTTATCCGCATGTAACTCTATATAAACCTCAGAACCAAAAAGAGTGTGACAATGTAATAGAATTAATAACTAAAATTAAATAATATGGATTGGGAATTTAGTATGGGATTTTATCCCGGCGTTCTTATTGGTATGAGAACATACAGAGAAAGAAATAGAAATAACCACGTAGTATATCTACCATTCGTAGATTTTTGTTTAACTACAATAAAAAGAAAATAATAAATGAAAGACATTAATAGAAACATACTTTCTGATATCACAGTACATATGAAGTACGCTAGATATATGCCTGAGTTAAATCGTAGAGAAACTTGGGACGAACTAGTTACTAGAAATTTGGAGATGCATATCAAGAATTACCCACAATTAAAAAGCGATATATTAAATGCGTACACCTATGTATTTGATAAAAAGATTTTACCGTCAATGCGTAGTTTACAATTTGCTGGTAAACCAATACAAGTAAGTCCTAACAGATTATATAACTGTTCATACTTACCTGTAGATGATATTGAAGCTTTTAATGAAATAATGTTTCTATTACTTTCAGGATGTGGGGTCGGTTATTCGGTTCAACAGCACCACATTAAAGACTTACCTGTAATAACAAAACCTTATATGAAAAGATCTAAGAGATTTGTTATAGGCGATTCAATTGAAGGCTGGTCTGATGCTGTTAAAGTATTAATCAAGTCTTATCTTGGTGGCAAGAAAGCCTCTAAGATAAACTTTGATTACACTTGTATCAGACCAAAGGGTGCTAGGCTAGTGACATCAGGTGGTAAAGCACCTGGTCCACAGCCATTAAAAGAATGTTTAATTAAGGTTGAAGGTATACTTCAATCAAAAGAAGACGGTGATGCTTTAACTTCACTTGAAGTACACGATATCATATGCCATATAGCTGATGCTGTATTAGCTGGTGGTATTAGACGAGCTGCGTTAATCAGTTTGTTTACTGCTAGCGATAATGAAATGATAGGTTGTAAGTCAGGTCATTGGTGGGAAACTAATCCACAAAGAGGTAGAGCTAATAACTCGGCTGTTTTAATGAGACATAAAGTAACAAAAGAGTTTTTTATGGACTTATGGAAAAGAGTTGAGTTGTCAGGGGCTGGCGAGCCTGGTATATATCTTAATAACGACAAAGACTGGGGAACTAATCCTTGTTGTGAGATAGCGCTAAGGCCGTTTCAGTTTTGTAATTTATGTGAAGTAAATGTCTCTGATATAGAAGATCAAGAAGATTTTAATAACAGAGTTAAGGCAGCAGCGTTTATTGGAACATTACAAGCCGCATACACCGACTTCCATTATCTTAGAGAAATATGGAAAGAGACAACAGAGAAAGACGCTCTTATAGGTGTGTCAATGACAGGAATAGGGAGTGCCGCTGTGCTCCAAATGGATATGAAGGAAGCTGCAAATATCGTAACAAAAGAAAACGCGAGAGTAGCAAAGATCATAGGAATAAAGACATCAGCTAGATGTACAACCGTAAAACCTGCAGGGACGACATCTCTGGTCCTCGGAACGTCTTCGGGTATTCATGCATGGCATAATGATTATTATGTACGTAGAATGCGCGTAGGAAAAAACGAGGCTATATATAAATATTTATCTAAGTCACATCCAGAATTAATTGAAGATGAATACTTCAGACCACACGATACAGCGGTTATATCTGTACCGCAAAAGGCTCCGACTAAATCAATACTTAGAACTGAATCACCGTTTGATACTCTTGAAAGAGTTAAACGTGTTGCTCAAGAGTGGATTAAGCCTGGTCACAGACGTGGTAGTAATACTCACAATGTATCAGCTACGATATCTTTGAAAGAAGATGAGTGGGAAAAAGCAGGTGAGTGGATGTGGAGTAATAGAGATTATTATAATGGGTTATCAGTATTACCATATGATGGTGGTACATACACGCAAGCTCCGTTTGAGGACATTAACGAAGCTGAATACAATAAGATGTCCAAGGTATTATCTGACGTTGATTTAACAAAAATAATAGAAACTGATGATAACACAGATCTATCAGGCGAGTTAGCTTGTGCTGGTGGTAACTGTGAAATTAATTAATTAAAATTTTATGATATGAATTTAGAAAACTTAATGGAAACAATGAAAGATGAAGTTAGCATAGCAATACACGAAGCTGATAAGTTTAGCGCTGGTAATAAAGCAGCTGGCACTAGAGTCAGGAAACATATGCAAAATGTAAAGGGTATAGCCCAAAATATTAGAGTTGAAGTTCAAGAAATGAAAAACAATTCTTAAATAATAAAGGGAGCTTAACGGCTCCCTTTTTTTATTGATATCTTAAAAATTAATAAACCGACTATAGCAGCGGTCATACATACAGGACACGGGCACATAACTAACAGTTCCATCTTCTTCTAGCTGCTTTACCTCTTTCGCCAGTCCAACCTTTAGATCTAGCGCAAAAAGATTTTCTACGTTTAGCTGCTTTACTACCCGGCTTTAACTTTGATGGCGGGGTAGTGACAGCGGTCTGCAATTTACTTCCTGGGTTTTTACGCTTATATTCTTTTACACCCTTTTCAGTCATGCCTCCTCCAGCAGCGGCACCAACTCCTGTTGGGTTTGCTTTATTAAAATTTTTACCAGGACCTATAGTTCGTCTTGGTTCTGCTGATTTTTTAAAAGGATTATTTGATTGTATATAAGCCATTACTCTCCACATTTTTTTGAGGGATCATCTACTCTTCTCCAGTCTTCTTTTTCAAACCAGTCTCTCAATGTTGCTCCTTTTTTACGAGCGCCTTTAACATTTGTTTTAGATGATCTTTTATATTTACCTTGAGCGCCAGCTGATTTTTTAGAACTGACTAGCTCTTGTCTTTTATCTTTACTCATGCTACGTATCTTATCTGCTGGTAAGCAAGTCTTGGTTGTGCCACCACCTTTTTGTTTTTTCATAGGTGAAGATTTACGGCAACTACCTTTCGAGCCTTTAGCTGTGCCAGGTACACGTTCATAACCCTTCCAACATTTCATTGGCGAGTCATCTTTAAACCCAGAAAATCCGTTCATTTTAAATGCCATTATACTTTACCTTTTATATGTTGATACATTGCTTGTCCTAACTTTTCACCCATCACGCTATCAGATTTATAGTGAGCCTTAGCAACTCTTCTACTATCAGAAATATTTTTACCAGCTTTTATAAATTGTTTAGCCGCCTCAGGATGTTTGTCTGCTAGAACATTACCTATTAAAACACCTTGAGTTGAATGACCACTTGGGTATGACGGGGTTTTCATTGAGTCCATTTCATAATGCTTCATACTTATACTTAAGTTACTAGCCATTACTTTAGGTCTAGGTCTATTAAAATGGTTTTTTAATTTTTTTACTATAGGTGCTGACTTCTCAATTAAATTGCCAACTAACTTAGCGTCGTAGTTAGCTACATTATTTTTAGAGGCTATGTCAGAAAAAGTTTTTTCTATGTTATCAAATTTTTTAACAGTGTATTTGTTTAAAGGTATTTTATTTAAGTCCTTTACCTCCTGCATTGTTGTAAACGAATTATCAGAAGGTGGTTTCATTTTTTTAAATTTATCTATATTAAAACCTTTAAACATTACTTTTTACTTTTACCCATACTACCCGGCCCACCAGCCTTAGTACACCTTACGCCCCAACCCGAAGCATAAGCGCTAGGCCATACTTTAAATTTCTTTTTAGCAGCAGACTTACAAGGTCCACTAATTTTTTTCATAGGACCTTCCATAGCTTTATCTATTTTACCAGCCTGATCAGCGTGAAGTTTACTAGCTTTTTTTAATTGAGTAGAAACTTTACTTAAAGCTTTTTTACTTAACTTAAACGGATTACTCATCTGTTCTGACCTACGTCTACCGCAGCCAGTCATAGGTATTGGATTTCTTTTTTGTACGTAGGCCATAATTTATTCTATGATTTAACTTTTGTAGTTCTTAAAATTTTCTTATTTCTTTTAGCCATTTTTCTTTTTTCTTTTCTTTCTTGTCTTGTTGGTGGCTCTGGGTTTGTGCTTCCCATATTGTATCTACCCCCAACAGCTGTAGATCGTTCGGTAGTTACATCTATTTTACCTGGCTTTTTTGATTCAAGTTTAGTACTATAGTTTTTATCTTTTCTAGCTCTTTCTATTCTTCGCGCAGTATCACCAAGATCTTTATCACCTTTAGAAGGTCTTATGCCGTAACTATCTCTTCTTGCTTCCTTTTCACTTTTGTAATCTTTTTTATTAGGAGACTCTGGTGCTGCTTCAATTTTTTTCTTAAGTTGTTCGGGTAGGTTTTTTTGATTACCAACTAAAGCTTTATCCATTGGTGACACCATGTTACCAAAATTTTTTTTCATGGGCCCTTTTTTACCCGCTTTCATTTTAAATGCCATAATTATTGAAATTTATTTAGTGTTATAGTGTCAACTGAATGTTGCACTGTTTTTTTATCTGCTTCCAATTTAAACATTACGTTAGGATTAAAGCGTTCCTTTTCAATACCGTTATCAAATATAATAATCGTTGGGATAGCTGTAACGTTATAATCATTTTGAACGTCCATAGACGACATAATATCGATTCGATATACATTACATCCTTTTAATTTATTTAATTCATTAAATTGATTCATTTGATTCCACTCTGCCCAAAACTCTACAGCTACAACGTCTTTAGCTATTTTATCTTTAAAATTATTTGTATTAATAAAATCTTGAGAAAATAAACTAGTTGTGCCTAATAAATATACTATTAACAGCACGACTACATACAACCAAGTAGAAATATCTATTTGCTTTTTCATTGTCTTAATAGTTTTATTTCCTCTTTCAATTCGTCTATCTCCTTTATTAATGTTTCAATTTGATTACGAGCCATTTGATCTTTCATATTAAATTCCATACGAGTTGGTGGCCATGTATTACTAGCAGCTGGATCGCCCATGTCTATAGTATACGTACCAGTACCAGGTTTAGGTAACTCTAAAGCTTTTTCTACTTGACCTTCAAGTTCTGAAAACTTAGAGTTTATACTAGCCATTAAACCAAAATAAGCAGATATAACAGTAGCTACAGCTACCACTATACTGACTAATGTTTTAACGCTTATTTGAAATTTGCTTTCTTCTGAAAGTTCTTTTGCCATTTTTATTTTAGTTTGTATTTGATTTTACCATCTTCAATGTACAATCCTTCTTTTTCTTTTATTGCCTGCCCGTTAATATTATATATTACACTATTTTTACTAGATTTATTTATAAGCTCATCTATGTTAGAGCTACACGGTAGACCTGTATCACAGTCTATATATTCTGTAATGTACTCTATAAACTCTACGTATTCTATTTCTACAATAGTATCATAAACAAATACATCTACGTATTCAATTACATCAACAAATAAAGTATCTAATACATCTTCGTATATAGTAACAGTATCAGTTATATAAATATATTCAGGTACAAATACTTCTACTTCTACAGTATCAATTATAATTTCATATATATACTCAGGTATAGTATCAAATATCGTTTCATACTCTGTTATATATATAGTATCACAAGGTGGAGGTGGTGGGGGTAAACATTCTGTTGGTAGCGTTGGGCCTTCGGCATTTTCATCCGCGGCATCTACACAATCTTCCCAACCATCATTAATCCAAGAGTTTTGCACACAACCGTTAGGTGAGTATTGTGTCCAGTTTGTTGGGTCATCACCGCAATAAAATCCTTCTTGTTCTGCGCAAGCCAAACATATAGCTTGAAAGTCGTATTGCGAATAAGCAAGCGAGCTTATAAACGCAAATAAAATTATAATATATTTTTTCATAGTTATTCTCCTTTTTTTGGCACATCAATACCTATTATTGTATTACCTTTATAAATAAAATCGTGGTCTGGAGGCCGACCTTCTTCGTTTACAGTAACAAATCCCTTAGGGTCTTTATATACTTTATTAGAATCTCTATCTTTATACCCACCTTCTACTTTAGTTAGAAATTGACCAGCCACAGTAGTTTTTTTATCGTCGTTTTGTTTAGTAAAAGCGCTAAACCCCGCCATTTTAAATGCCATATCTTAAAATATTAAATAGTTAAACCCAAATTTTACTTCGTATATTTCTTTACCCCAGTATCTCATGTGTACGCCTTCTACAAATAAACCTAAACTTTTAGTTATTTTAGTTCCAAATATAATGCCAGCATCCCACTCTGCCATACTATCTTCGTATTCATACGAGTAATCATCTAATCCTTTATGGTATGGTAAAAAATTATACCATGTGTGTAGCCAAAAATTAGGCGTGTACTTATAATAAGCAACTCCAATAACAGCGCTTAATTCTTTTTGCATACCTAATTTTTCAAGTTCTCGCTCATTATATCTAGCAACGGCGTCACCAAAATAGTGATTAAAGAACTCATTGTTAGAAGTAGCTACCAGCGTAGAATCACCGCTGCTAACGTCGTACCAGTTTTGATCGACATAAAGCCCTTGTACCCAAGGCTCGGGTGCATAACCAAAGTCTTGCGCTAAGTCTTGAAAGTTAGAAGAACCTGGTACCCAAAAATCTTCTATAGGATTTATACCATATACTGGATGTATTCTAAATACAGTCCCAATAGTAAAATCCCAATTACCTTTGTTTAATCTAAATCTATAATCTAAAGATGTATACCTTAAATTTACCCTTTCATTATCTGTATACTGTGCTTTAGCAACGAACCAATCACCGAGGTAACGTAACCAAAAATTTTGCTCAGTAAACTTTTCACCACGATTACGTATAAAAGAATAATTAAACAAATACTCCCAGCCATTAGCATTACCAATAGTAACATTGTCTGCAGTATTTCTTTCAGTTCCAGTGTACCATGTTTGTCTCTTAGTTTCATAATCAAATCTTGCTATTTTGCGCAGTCCTAAAGTTAAATTATAATCATACGCGTTAATTTCAGTTATGTCTTCATAACCTTTATTTACAGCTCTGTAATCCTCTCTTTCAACAAACGATGTATTCATAGACATCGATGTGTAGAAAGTTGAGTATTTAAAGAAGTCTTTTGTCTGTGCTGTACTTACAGTACAAATTAACAGAAATAATATTATTATTTGTTTCATTTTATATATCTAAATCTTTACTATCTAATAATGTATACGTGAAGCTATTGCCCCATTTATCTTTAGCGACCCTACATATATCCATAAACTCATGCCAATCATCATTAGCCGCTATCACTTGACAGCCAGCAGACCATTTGTCTACTTGACTAGATTTTTTACCACCCCATTTAGTCGCTCTATGTATATTAATTCCAAACAAACCTGTCTGTGTATTGTCATCGCTTAAATCAAACTTATCATCTTTGTTGGCATCTCTATAAACTGTAACAGGACCGTTTTGCCCTAACGCTTCATACCTACCTTGATGTAATCTAATTTTATGAGAACCACGATACTGCCCTTCCTTCAAGACGGCCACACCTTCCTTTCTCATTATATTCTCCACCCAATACCTACCGGGGTCAGTCGTACAATCATAACAATAAAATTCCCATTGGTTATCACATTTAAATGATAGTGTAATTTTATCGTCAAACCTATTTGTTACTTCGGTCCCTGTGTTAGAGTTTCTAATTCCTACGATGTTAAGGTTATAATCACCAGACTCAAACCATTTGAATCCTTTACCTTTAACTCCTTGTTCAATTATTTCTTTTGTTAGTTTCATTATTCTACTATTATAGTTATATCCACCGCAGACAACGTCTGAGCTTCTAATTTATACCTACTAGAATCAAATTTTATACCATCTTCTAATACCAAAGAAGCTCTAGCTGGTATATTTGTTTCGTTAATAACGTGTAAAAGTGGGGAACCAGCACCGTTATTTAATTTAATTATCACAACACAAGAATCCGTATCATCATGGTTGGTGATTATAATTTTATTTATATCACCAGATCTAGATCCACCTTTACTTATTAAAGTAAAAGTATCTGCTGTTGTTATGTTTTTATATAATGCCATTATACTATACTTAACATTCCTTTATTATTATATAAACTACCTTTAGATAAATTTCTACCAGAGTTAGGTAGAGCGTCTCCAATAGCACTAACTTGTAATAGTTCATTACTGACTATATATCTTCTTAGTTCGTCTATATCTTCTTGCATTTTTTCTATTTGTAATATCAAGGCTCCTAACTCTGGTTGTCCGTCTTCAGCTAGATCAACAAAGGTTTGAATGTGACCCTCGTCGTAATTAGCTTGAAGCTTTGCTTTATCGCCTCCTGTTTTACCATGTATTGTTTCTGATTGTTTTGCTCCTAATGCCATAATTATAATTTTAAGATAATTCTACAGATAATATTGCTTGACCGTATACTAAAATTCTCTGTGAGCTAGAGCCTCCAGTCGTTCTCATGTGAAACGCAAAAGAATCTCCTGCTGAAAGACTAGCATTACCTCCAGAGAAATCAAACGTTAAATAGTACGGTGCGTTTTCAGTATAAGAACCGTCGTTATCAGTAGCGGTTATACTATTCATTGTTATTGTTGCTGAAGAACCATTTGATATTGGTGTAAACTTAGAGAAAGCAAAATCAATATCAGCTGAGTTGACAGCGCTAGAGGTCCAGTAAAAAGAAAAACAAAGCTTTTTTAATGTACAAGCAGCTGGTGCTGTATACGAAGCAATTCTTCCTTGGTACTTACTATTACTACTACTTAAATCACCTGGTGAGGTACTTGATCCTAATATAGCTAACGTCGTGCTACCAGCGCTATACCAACTATCATCATTAAATAAATAAAATAAATAACTACCAAAATCTTTTATTTGAACATGCACATGCTTTTCGATATTAGAAAGCAAAGCTAAAGTTCCACTAGCATCTGGTAACATACATATTCTAGCTCCAGTCGGGTCGGTAGCTAATAAAACAGTATTATGAGCATCATCTGTTGTGCCCTCAAATCTAACTCCAGCCGCAGTATTATCTAAAAAGCTTATACCATTTGTATCTATTGTTGCTAGTGTAGCGGTATCGTCTTTAAATACTATGGTTCCCCCATCAGCATTTAACTCTATATCACCATCAATATCTAATGTTAAATCAGCATCTGAGCCAGCAGCATCTACAGTGCTTATTGTAGTGTTACCTTTAGTAGCTATAGATATTTTAAAATAATCATTAAAGCTTGCTCCACCCGCTTCATATAGAAGAAAATTAGTAGTACTAGCAGCGGTATCGAAGGACCCGTAAGTTGTGCCAGCATCTCTAAGGGATATACTACCATTTCTAGCAGAATCTAAAATAATTAAACCATCAGCATCTAAGTTTAAAACCGCTGCAACACCGCCTGACCCATCTAAAGTAGAAAGTGTTGTTGATCCCGCTGCTTCAACGTTTATTCTAAATCTATCGTTAGACGTGGACCCAGCCGCTTCATACATATCAAATACACCACTATCTGCTGTAGAATAAAAAGAAGCCATTGGGTTTAATTGGTAAGAGCTTAATGAATTACCAGTTGAACCTTGACTTAATGCTGTATAAAAATCTATACCACCGTTCTGTGAACTACCTGTAGCAAGCCCTGTATATAAAGCAATTCTACCACCACGTTTATCTGTTTGACCAGCCGTAGCGTTAGCGCCTATTATACTAATTTGACCAGCATGATTATCGCTATGTGCTAGTTTCTGTATTTTAGTTTCAGTATCGTTATCCGCACCAAGAGTTATATCATTGCCATCAAAAGTAAAACTAGCCTCAGCGTTCATAGCGTCTGTACCAGTAGCTGTTACAACTCTATTATCTGAACCGTTAGTCATAAAATCTGAAACATCTACAGACACGGCATCAGCCACTACATCAATACCAGTTCCAGCTCCTACGTTTATTGTTACGCCACCACTATCGCCACCTCCAGTTAATCCGCTGCCAGCGGTAACACCAGTTATGTCACCGGTAGCAACGTCTTGTTTATATAATTTACCATCAGCATCTATACCGACAACGTGATCTTGGGCAGATTCAGTTACGTTTTCTAAATAAACGTCTGATCTAAACCTAGATATAAAGCTCCATATGTGCTGACCTATCCATTTCATTATCTATATTTCAAACCCAAAGTTTAAAATCATAAATCTAAATCTAGGACACGTGCTTTTGTTTTTACACTTAGCACAAGGACAAAACATTACTTCAAACATTGTCCATGTTCCTAATCTAAAAGTTAATTCATATATTTCTTTTTTATTACCTGCTTTCCAAGAATTAATCCAGTTTATCATATTTTAAAGTTTTGATTCTATAATATAATCACACGTTTATTGGTGAGCATAACATCTTTTATTCTCGTTCTCTGTTTTATTCTTACATCTCTTACCGTTCTTTTTAATGCCAGTACATCTATATTCTTTAATACCATCGCCATCTCTATCCATGCCGTCGGTAAATGCCATGTGGTGATAACATAAGAATTTTTTATCTTTAGTAGGTTGTGACATTATACTACATCTCTTTCCATTTGATTTTATACCAGAGCACCTAATGCTTTTGTAACCCTCATCTTTTAGTCTTTGTTCTTCTTTCTTTTTCTCTAACTCTTTTTCTTTTTTCTTTTGTTCTTTTTCTTTTTCTTTTTCTATTTTCCTTTTCTCTTCTCTTTTTGTTTCAGCAGTTTCTTTTGCGGCCTCAAGCTCTTCATCTTTAACACCAAGCTCCCACATACTCCAACCCATAGCCATCATAACTCTTTTCCAAGTTTCATGACTACCTGTTACAGCTTCTTCTAAGTTGTTAGCTTTATTAACTAATCTAGCTAAAGGTATATTAGTAGCGCCTTCAATTATGTAAGCCCACTTTCTAACTTGAGGATTTTCAATTCTTAACCCTAATTCATCAGACACGCCCTTATCGTAGTACTCTGAATAAAAAGCGTTTACTATTTTTCTTACTTTACTACCTATTGGTGGTGATAGATCAAGTGTTGCTAACGCTACTTTCTCAACCCTTGTTTTACCGTATTCAGCTTTTTGTTGTTGGTTCCATTGTATAACTGTGTTTTTAAGTGTAGATACTAACGCTCCATATAAACCCGTACCTCTTAAAAATGAATCTAAAACGTTGTTAGCTACTCTATCTGTTTTATTTTTTATTTCTTCTTCATCATCTCCCCACATTATAAATGCTAACGCTGATTGTAAAGCTGAGAACACAATGTTTTGAACAAGGCCATAGTAAAGTATTTTAGATACATTAGTTTTTATATCACCTCTATTGTTAACAAGATCTGATAAAGCTTTCTTAGTTAATCTACCATATTGCATTGTAACGTTTTGAAAAGCTAAAACAAACCTACCTAATAATGTAGCTTGTTGTTGTGATATTAAATCTTCTCTTGAGGACTGTTGTGTTTCTTCTGCTATTTCCTGGAAGTCTAACATTGCTTGTTCGTTAGCTTGTTCGGGTGTCATACCTTTTTTTATGTAAGTATTATATCTGTTTCTATAAAAACTAGCACCACCAAAAGCTATAGCAAAACTATCTGCAATTTGTGTTGGTGTAAAACCAAACTGTAGCAAGGCTCTTAATAAAGTTCTAGGACTATAACCATTTTCAGCAAACGATTTTGTTAGTTCCGATGCTGATACGTCTGTTTGTAAACCACCTCTTCTTTGTTTTAGTTGATCAGAATTAAACAACATAACAAAGTCAGCCCAAAATTGAGGTTGATTAGCAAAAGCTCCAGCAGCTTTAAATAAATTGTTATCACCCCAATTTATAAAGTTAACTGTAGATATAGTTTGAAGTAAAGCAGATCTCATATTAAAGAACATGATAGCTCCAATAGAATCATTAATCCACTCTGTAAAGAAGTTAACAGTTCTGTTACCACCAGATTTTCTATTACCACCGTTTTCCATACGGAATAATATATCTTCTAGTGCTTCTCTAAACCAAGAACCATAAACAGCTTCTATTTTATTTATGTTTTGTCTACTTAATATTATGTTTTTATTTTCAATCCACTCTTGCAAAAATTCTTTTCTACCTATTTTATCAACTATATTTCTTAAATCAGTAGGTATAGTTTCCATCATCCAATTTTCGCTAGGTGGTAAATAACCTTCTTTTCTTTTACTTAATATAGATAATGCGTCAGCAAATTTCTTTATATCGGGATTACTATTAACATAGTCTACTAATTGTTTTTGTTTTTGAACTGACAAGCCTTCGATATCAAACCCAGACTTATCCCATAAATAAACTCTAATAGCGGTGTCGTTTGTAAACTCTGTTCCTTTAATTTTTTTGTTTAGTTTTATTTTCGGAAAACGTTTCTTAAGATTTTTAAAATCGTTAACCATGCTTTGTTTATAAGCGTTCCAGCTTCTGATACCCCTAGCAAATGGTTTAAGAAGATACTCTGCTAGAAACTTTAAGTCTTCTTCTCCTTGTTTACCTCTACCTATAAAGTAATATAACAAACCTTTAAAATCCTCTGCAGATGGTGGTATATAATAATCCCATCTACCCTTGCCTCTACCTCTTTTTTTAGCTTCAGGTCCAGATATAACCTCATCAAATGGTATACCTTTTTTACGCTCAAGCATTTTATTAAAGTCTACGCTTGCATTTTTACTAAACTTAACTCTAGCTTGTACAACTTTAGATTTAACATCTAGTTGATCTAATACTTCTCTTACAGCTTCAACATTAGCTAAAGCGTCATCTACAAAATATAAATCATTATAACCCTCAGCAAATTTTTCTAACATCCATTTCGCTTTTGCTTCACCAGTACTGTTAGCTAAACCGGTTATATTTTTTAAAGGTATATTTAAACCTTGTGATTTTAAAAACTCATGTATGGCTTTGTCAGATGCTTGAGGTCTAGCAGTTAAAACAAACATGTCTTTAGTACCAAACTTAGCAGCTCTTTCTTTTGCCTTATCAAGTAATGGCCCAGGAGTTCCATCAACTACATCATTAAATTCTGAGAAGTCAAACTTGCCACCTTGCTCTAATATCTCTGCTCCTTGTTCCGCGAACTCTGTGGCATCTATTCTACGCTTTTCATAACCTGAAACAAAGTCGTTCATCTTGTTTACAAGAGTTTTTGGCATAGGGCTTTCTTGAGTTAACTTATCTGTGTTAACCTCCATAAATCTTTTGCCAAACATCTCTTTAAATGTAGGCTTATTATTTTGTACAGCCTCGTGATTACGTTTAACTATGACATCTAACAATGATCTTTCTTTTCTAGCTCTATTACGCTCTAAGGCTACATCTAATGAAGTATTTACAAATAACATACTAACATCATATCCTTTAGCTTGAAACTCATCTACGAGCTTTTGCATTTGTTTTGCAGAACCACCAGTACCATCTACAATAACACCGTTACCTTCACCTTGGTACTTCATCATTTTACGTTTAGCTATTTTCCTAGCCTGAGCTCCTAACTTACCTAATGTACTTCTTTGTTCTTTAGTTAAGTCTCGCATATCAGCAGGTAGTCCTGAGTTTTTCTTTAACCACTCTAATGATATATCTGAGTTTACAATTTTAAAGCCCATACCTTCTAGACCTAGCTTATTAATTACGTTACCTTTACCACTACCAGCTCCACCAGCTAAGAATATAACTTTACGTTTTGGTTTAGGTGTACCTTCAGGATTAGGCATTGTTACTCTAACACCTGACTTAGTAAAACCTAATGTGTCATCAAAATCAAATGTTGACATACCTTTTGTCTTACCAGTCTTGCTCTGCATTATTCTATTGCTAATAGCTTGAGTTAAGTTGTTAGTTGTTTTTATATCAGAAGAAGTTTTAGACCTCATTATACCACCACTAGCGTTTACATTATATTTAACATCTAGCGTAACACCGTTAATGTCTTCAATAGTAGAAGGGTCTATACCTCCGTTTATAGCCTCAACAATAGTATTAAAATATCTTTCCCACCAATTACCATCAATAACGCTCCAATTATCAGGCATTACTTTCTGCAAACTATAACCAGCCTCTGTTATAGCAAGACGAAGTTTATCGTCCATAGATTTATCAAGGGCTATTAATTTAAAGTTCTGTATTAAAAAGTTATAAGCCGCTTCAAAGTTTATATCCTCACCAAGTGCCGCATTTAATAAATACAAATAAGCTTTTGTTGCCGGCATAGCATGCTCGTACTCTACTCTTTTACCTTTTATATTTGTAGAAAACCCTTCTATTTGAGCGCCAAGCTTATGCCAGTGCTGGGTATCATTACCAACAAAAGATAAAAACATAGATATACCAGTTGCATTATTTCTATTACTTTTTACTATATTAAGTATACGCATCCACATCTGCTTGTGAATTTTACCAACTTGATCATTAAAATATTCTATTTGTTTTTTACTTTCTCTAGCTTTTTTAGGGCTGTATACTTTTATTGTTTTCTTTTTGCCGTTTGGTAATGTTATTCTTTTGTTAACAGTAAAAAAGCTATCATAAGAACCTCTAAGTGAAAACATTTTACCCATATCCACACCTTTAAACGGCTTGCCCCAAAAATTTTTGTTATCTTTATTGTTCTCGTACAGTTCTTGTATTTGAAGGCGGAACTCTTTCCAAGCTTCACTGCTAGAACTTAGTCCTAAATTTTGTGAGCTAGATGTAAATATAGATGCATTCGTTTTTGTAGTATTGTATTTTATAGAATAAGGGTGTGTTTGTTGTAAGTCATTTTTCGCGGTTGTATTAAAGAAAAATTCTATAGGAAACGCTTTAAAAAATCCTATTTTTATAAGCTCGTCTATCCAAGGTTTTACGTCTTCTACCTTCTTTATTCTCAGCATTGGTCGTAAATTCTTACCTTTTAATAAAGCATCATTTTTAACTAAGTCTAATTCGAAAGGAGCTAGTACGTTATTACCTTGTTTGCTTTCTACTAAAGATTCTGTATTATCAACTTGCTCAAAAGATTCATTAGCACTCTTAGCAAATAGTATTCTAGACTTACCACTAGCAACATCTTCAATTGTTTTCTTATCAACACCTTTTCTAGCAGCATCTAATCTTAACTCTTGATTAGCAGCAGCGGTAGCTAATTGAATAGCAAACTCTCTTATAGCACCATCATATCTTGTTCCACTTTGAAAAGAACCATCTTGATTAATACCGAATATATCTAATATATCTTGATTAGGAACTTGATCCATTTTAGCATATAAAGCTTTTTGACCACCTGTTCTTTTAGCAAATATTTTTTGACCACCAACAGTTTGTTTTCCAGCTGTGGAAGCTCTATCAGCTATCTTTTCATAAAACTGTCCAAACTTAGTTCTTACTATCTCTGTCGATGTAGCATTTTGGTCTTGCGCTTCTGGTAGCAAATCAATTAAATTATTATTCTTAGCTAACTCTACTATTTTATTTCTAGCATTAGTTCTTTGTTCGTTATTTAAATCAGATTTTTTAACTAGCTTTTGTGTAGGTATACCAAAGGCGTTACCAACATCTGCTAATACACCGTTTAGTTTTCCTTTTATAACTTCTTGCTTTATTTCTTTATACGATATAGCGCTACCGTCTTTTTTCTTTAATTTTATATTAGCCTTTTTAATAGCAGATTCTATATTAGCTATTACATTATCTGGTAAATTAAGTATTTGATCTCTAACTAATATCTTATTATCTTGCTCTTCTTGTAATATACTATTAGTACTACCTGTAGAGTTGTCAGTAAATTGATAGCCAGCTTCTTCAAGTGCCGCTTGTGATTGAGTTACTAAACCTGTTTTTTGTAAAGCTCTATTTAATACTTGTCCATATTTTATAGGCAAACCTTTTGGCATTTGAACATAAGCACCAAATGGAACGCCTGTGCTAGGGTTCCATCTTTGTGTTAGTAATACTAGCTCTACATAAAACTCTTGCTGTAAATCTTCTAATGTAGCTGCCACAAAATCAGTTCCTTTTAAAGCAGCCTTACCTTTAGCGTAAGCTTGAGCAGCATATTTATTAGCAGCAGCCATGTTTGCTACAAATAGTTTATCACGCATCCTTTGTGTTACAGCGTCTTTTAGTTTATCATTAGGTATATTATTCTTCTTAGCATTATTTAAAATCTCTTGATAAACTTGCTCGTTAACTTCAACTGGATCTATCTCAGTTCCAGTAGACCACCCACCTGTTTTAGATTTTTTAACATTATTAGTAGGATTGTCTGTAAAAGCTTTCAATATCATTTCAATAGTCTTGTCGTCTACGTCAACACCTGCTTGTATAAATTTAAAAGTAAGATCTTCTTTGAACTTTTTCTCAAAAGCTTCTTTTTGTTCTTTTTGAAACTTCTTTACTTTATTAGAAAGCTCTATCATTTGATCACCAGCTTTTATTTTATTTTCTAAAGCCTTCATTAAACTAGCTGACAAATCACCACGCTGCATACTATCATTAAAGTCTTTTATAAAATCATAAACATCTTTACCAGTATTTAACGTTATATCAACACCTATGCTTCTAAACAAATGCTTTATAATAGTACCTATCTTTTGCATTAAAGATTCTTTATAAGCAAGTTCCCCACTAGCTATAGCGTCTAAGAACAAGGCCATAGCTTCTTCAGACTGAGTGGCCGCGTCTTCATTTATATAGTTTTCAAGTCTTTGTCTAAATTGACTATCTCTAATACCTTTGGGATCAATAGACATTAAGTAACTTTTAAACGATTCACCTAATGCTATTTTTAATTCAGGTGTATTAGATAACGCTTGACTTAAGTACCAATGAAAAAATTCATGAGCCGCGACATTTTCTCCACGATTTTTAAAAGAAGCGCTCATGTTTATTATTATGTGGCTCTTCTCTCCTTTACCTAACATGTCTGCTGGTATAAAATAACCATGCGTTGTTTGTAGTTCTTTAAATATATCTTCTATACTCTGTCCTTCATCTATTGTTTTGCCATCTTTATCTTTCTTAACGCCGATGTTTGTAACTTCATTACCTTGCATGTCAAAGAACTTTCCGTTTTCTTCAGTTAACCCAAATAACTCTAACAAGCTTTGCCTAGTTTCTTTATCTCCTTTTTCTTCTGTAATCTGTATTTTACCAGTAAGCCCCTGCTTTTCTATAATAGCTTTTACTTTTTTAACCTGCTCGTTGTAAGCTCTTTTACTTTTTCTTTCTAATATTTTTTTCTCAATATTACCTATAAGTTTCTTTTTCTCAACTTCTAATTCTCGCTTTCTTTTTAATTCAGCTTCTGTTAGTTTACCTCTTTTGCTATTTAATTTAGTTAACTCATCATTAATAGAAAGTAATTCTGATCTTTGCTCTTCGTTAAGACCACCATCTTTTTCGTCTACAGATAATATATCTATTTCATTAGCTACTATAGTTTTGCCAGTAGTTAACTTATTAGTGCCATCAGCCTCAATAGTATGTCTTAATTCTATACCACCAGTTAACTCTATTTTTCTAGATTCTAATTCTTTTTTCTCAAGAGTTTCAGCTTCAGTTAAAAACCTTTTTCTATTAAGTTCATCTAGCCTATTATTTATAGTTAATAACTCTCCCTTTTGATTTTCATTTAACTTACCACCATCTTCTAGTATATCTATCTCAGCCATTGATGATTCAGCTAAACGATACGTTTCAAGTAAAGTTCTATATTCATCGGCGGCCGCATAGTCGTTATATGTTTTTAAGTGTATTTGATTATTAGGATTATTAAAAAATCCATCGCTTTCTAATCTTTTTAAATATCTATCAAGAGCTTTTTTTGAATTAAACCTTAATGCTGTTTTTTTATTAAGACTAACCTCATAGTATTTACCTTGAGCCCCAGTTACTTTACTAACAGCCAAACCAGTACCGCTAAAAGCAAACGCCATACTACCAATACCTATCCACATTTCTTGCTGAGAATCCCAGTCCATGCCAATTGCATTACCATTTATATCATATTCAAGAAAACCCGCTAGCAATGGAGTGCCGTGTCCTTCCATTAAGTTTTGCCAAGGTATATTAATATATTCTTCACCTAATTCCCCAAACACACCGTGCCAACCAGCGTTTTTGCCCATCCACTCTGTAACTTCTGCTGTAGTTGTAAAACCTTTTTCTCTCATAAAATGAGCTAGCGTAAGCCTTTTATATACATCGCTATCAAAAATTACATCACCATATCTAGTGCCACCTTTCTTAACTATACCTGGTATATTAAGCATACTTCTTCCCATACCAGGTAATAAAAACCCTATAGATTCAGTCATGTATTCACCAAATGTCATACCATATGATCTAGAAAAAGCCTCAGTAAATGCTTCGCCTTTTTTAAGACCTAACTCAATACCTTGTGGATCAGAGGCGGTAATAGCATCTATGCCTTGTATTAATCCATCTTGATCAGTACTTAATGTCCAAATCACCTCGTCTGTCATTCTACCTACAGTATTGTTTATAGTATGGCCCAACCCACCCGTGCTAGCCCTAGCGTTAACACCCATAACAAAGGCTGTGAAATCAATAGCCTTATCAGTCATTTTATATCCGGTAGACAACTTCATACCATTGCTTAAAACTAGTTTACCAGTTTTATCTACAGTTATATTAGCAAGCTTTGCTGTTACGCTTTTCTTTATACTAGTCTTAATACCAGTTGATACCATTTTACCTACACCACCGGTTCCAATAAACTCTAGAACAAATGGTACAGATTTTTTAGCTATTCTACCACCATTGTACCAAGAAGATAGTTCACTAACTTGCTGATCTACCTGCTGTTTCATTCCGTATATTGTTAGTATTTGATCTTCTAACTCTGTTCTTTCGCTAGGATCTTTATCAACTATTTGTTTTATTTTATCTTTTCTTTTAGCCTCTGGTACCCAACCAAAAAATGGCATCCACTCATGACCTGGACCGCTAGTAAAACCGTTCCAAAATCTTCCTAGTCTACTATCACCTAAGTCCGATAAAGAAGTTGGAGCTTCTAATATGCCAATAGACATTTCTTTTATTAATTTTTTTTGACTTATAAAGCTATCATTGTTGCCGGTTCCTCTAACCCATCTTCTGCCTAACAATTCTGTAGCTATCTCTAAATTTTTACTTGGATCAAAACCACCTTCTATTTCATGCCATTTACCAGATTTACTAGTTACCATTCTATAGTATCTACCACCATCTTGAACAACTTGTTTTGCCCAGGCTGTAGAAGTTTCAGTAACACCGTATTTTTCAGCGGCATATTCATATTGCTTGATTGGATCGTTTGGGTATTTGTTTCTTTCTTTTTTCCAAAAGTCTGAGTCGGAATATAAGTAATACATAATATTACTTTCGTATATAACAGTAGGTTGATTACTAGTTCCATCTGCATAAAGTTGGCCCGTGTTGTACTTATTACCTTTATCTTTAGGATAATAAACTGTAACACCTTTCATCTGTTCGTTTCCAAACCTGTCTTCGTAAACACGGTTATAACCAAACTCAGCGTCTAAATTCATTTCTTGAGCTTGTAGTTTAATCCAAAAATCATTATTCTGTATGTGCTCATCATGTCGCGTAGCCATGACGGCTAGCTTATCGTAAAAATAATCGTAGTATTCTTCTATATATCTTGCTCTAATTTGAGGGTCCGCAAACTTGTCAGGGTTTTCTCTTTCAGCTTGTTTTAACGCCCCTTTTAAATAGTATTCTAACATTAAAAATCTATCTTGCATTTGCAAGTTATCCATTCTCGCGAACCCAGCTTTGTCAAGTTGATTAGCTATTTCTTCTAATTTACTAATCTCCCACAAACTATAACCTTGATTATTATTTTTAAGAAATTCTTGCCACAATTTTTCTGATTCTAATTCTAACTCTTTTTGCAAAGTAGCTTGTCGCTCTATTATATAAGGATTATTTTCTAAAGATTTAGTTATATTATTATTATACTCAGTAAATATATCAGCGTGTAAACCCTCAAATAATTCGCTTAATTCTTTGTTGTATTCTTTTTGTAATTTTTTTATACTAGCTTCAGTAGGATAACCATCAGCATCGGTTGGTAACGTTAAAACTAAACCCGAATAAACAGCGTGCAACTCTTCTGCTTGCTCTTTAAATTTATTTGTTATTTCTTGAGTTGTTATAGTACCATCTTCTAATTGAATTACTTCGCCAAATTCTGGTTTTAATTGCTCAAGTATTTGTGGCGTTATTTCTTTTACTATATTATTTACTTTTTCTATATACTCTGGCTCACTATAGTAGTTATTAATATACTCATCTATAATAGGCGTTACTTGCTCTTCATATATTTTCGCGTTTTCATTATAAAGTTTAGTATTTATTTCTATATATTCGTCTGCGCTAATTCTAAAAGTTTCAGAATTATAACGCTCTTCATCAATATCTCGATCCATTATATACGAAGAATTAAAATAAGTATAATTATTCATTCTTTCTAACTCGTAGCTTATTTGACCAGTATTTAAACCTTCTTTCCAATTACCAACAGAAAGAGATTTTTGTACTTTTTCATTTTGCTGAATAATAAAAGAAATATTACTATAGTCGTCGCCAGCAACAACTCCTTTTCCTGTATAAATATCTTTAGGGTAAACGATTCCTCCATGCACACGAAAATTTCCGTTACCTAAAATTTCACCGCTACCACTTTTTTTATAATATATGTCACTAGTAAACCACTTGTCATTTGGATGGTGATTAGCTTCATCTTTATTTTTCCAATATTCATAAAAGCCTGATTGAGCGTGACTTTTAACCCAATGATAAGTATCTGTGGCTCCGTTATAAAAAATAACCGCTTTGTCTTTTTTTCCGATGCTTTCAACTAACTCTGATTCTGTTTCATCAAGCTCTTTATAATTGTTAACAATTGAATCCCAATTATCACCAATTTGTTGCAACTTGTTTGGGCCTTTTTCTAACTCTTCATAATATTTAGATATTTTATTATTACGCTCCCTGTTAAACTGTTGCCTTCTATTATACTCTGTTTCTTCAGCTTTTGTCACTACACCGTCTTTGTTTATATCATAAATAGACATGTGATTAATTGAATATGGTCCTTCGTACCCATAGTCAATTGTTTTACCTTTAATTATATTTTTATTATTAATAGATCTATTTCGCATAAATCTATCGTATTCTTCTTCAGATTTAAATTTGTACTCACCTAAATTTATATTATTAAAATCTATTAACTGTTTGTCTTCGTTATACAAATTGTTAAGATCTTCATTTGTATCAGCAAATAAATCTTTTTCATACTTTCCATATTTATCAATTGGCAAGTCATTATTTTTATATTGCTCAAAAATTAAACTATCTTTTATAAGTATATCTTTTTCTAATTCTCTATAATTTGAAAATAAATCTTTTTGTAAAGCGTTTATATTATTTGTTTTTACAGAATCTATATCTAAATTATTTACTAAAGAACCAAACCCTCCAATTCCAAATTTATTATCTACTGTGTTCGATAGTAATTCCGAAGAAGATTTTACCAAATCTAATTCCGTATTCCCTTCTATTTTTTGCTGATCTTCTTGAGACAGATCCGTCTCTTGAGTTTGGGGTTGTTCCACCCCTATATCCTTTCCCGGCTCTTGTGTTTTTAATGAGCTAACCCACTCTTCTATTTTAACTAAATCATCTTCAGTTAGTTCTGATTTAGGAGTGGACATGAAAGATTTTGTAGTTGGATTTTCTGTTACTAGTACAGGATTGTATTGCCCATACTTTTCAAAGAAAGCGTCCTCCTTACCAGGAGCAACGTTTCTATATTTTACCACACCATCCATGGTGAATTTATATCTTTTATTCATACTGTATCGTTAGTTACCCGTTATTAATATTTGTTTGCTATTAAGCAAACTCGTTCTCGTCATCTTTTACTTGACGTTTTGTTTTACTTACATTACCAACTTTGGCGTTGTAATTGTTTTCTGCATACTGTGTATAGTATTCTGCTAAAGTTTCTTTTAGTAATTTTTGGTTTTTCATTATACCTTGAACTATTAGAACAGCGTCTCTACCTGTTATAGGCGTCTTAGGTGTTGGGTCTTGAGATTTAGCTTGTTGAGTTGTTATACCTAAATCTTCATAATTACCTTTTACTAAAGCCTCAGTTAAATCTTGTTTCCAAGATGTTGCTCCCCAATGCTTATGTGTAGCAAGTGAACTTAAGTTAGCGCTTTCAGAATTTAAAACATTATTCATAAAGTTCATTTTTACCGCCTCTCTATTAAAAGACTTTCTTTCATCACCAGCAACAAATGCGTCGGCGTTAGAAACTTCTTTTTCTATTATAGTTCTTATTTTATTTTGACTATCTCTATCTATCTTATGTTTGTCTACCAGCTTTTTAATATCTTTCATAGTCATATACTTACCATCTCCAGTAACTTTACTAGATTTTTTCTTTGTATCTTGACCGCTAGCGCTAGGCTGTTCTTGTTGTTTTCTAAATGGAGAAACCATTTTCATAGGTGACAACATTTTATTAGGTGAGTTAGCTAAGTCTAGCTCATCTTGAGTCATAAATTTTTCTTTCTCTGGGCTAGTTATATAGTCATCACCTTTACCACCTGGCATTAATATTCCTCTAAGTGGGTTATCACCTTCCTCTTCCATAGTTGTTAAATCATCTGTTGTTTCAGGATTTTTACCAATAAGTTGCTCTTGATACCAAGCTTCAGATTTAGCTTCATATTTTTTAAAACCGTCTGGTGTATTAGGATACTTATGATATTTGCTGTATTTCCACTTTCCATCCTCAGATACTCTAAATACGGCAGGGTCGTTCCAAGCTTCTCTATATGTAGCTAACCTGTGGTCACCATCTTTGTCTAAATATTTAGGATTACCGTCTTCGTCATATAAAAAAACTTCATCAGCATTATTTTGAATAGCAAAGTCTACTCTATATATTATATCACCATTTTCATCTGTCTCTTTATTTTCTTCGTCGCAGCATTTTTCTACGCAATCTTTTACATTTTGTGGTAAATCTTCGCAGTCATCAACACATGTCTCACAAACTTCATCTTTATCTTTTTTGTCTTCTATTATCTTATCACCCTCTTCTTCTAAATCTTTTTCAGCTTGCACCCTACCTCTTTTGTTTAGATATACATAGCCAGCTCTTTTCTTTTGAAGTCTTCTAACAAGTTCTTGATACTCTTTATCGCTCAGTCCTTTGCCTTGGGCTTCTAACTCAGCCTCCATTAACTCATTAAACTTTTTATTTCTTTTTTGTACTAAATCACCTATACCCTCAGCTAAATAAGCACCAACTTTAGTTGCGCCTTCCGCTGCCGCTAATCTACCGGTATTCTTTGCTTGAGCTACGTCTTTTGCTCCTTGTATTAATTGTGAATCTGCCATACTATATTATTTATTATTCTTCGTAATTTGGATTTAAAGCGCCCGTGTTTAAATATTTTTGTGTATTAGGAACTCCACCAGTACTCCCGCTTGCGCTGGCCCCTGATTCTCCAAATATACCACCAGGTTGAACTGAGTCCCCACCAAATCCAGCAAACATTTGAGCGGCACCTGTTAAACCACTTGTTATAGCATCTACCTTAGCCTGCTTAGCAGCGCCCTCTTGTTGTGCTGCGGCAGCGGTTCTTTGTTGAGCCATGCCTAATAAAGTACTAGTTTGTTCTCTTTTTAAATCCCTAGACATTATTTCACCTTGTCTTTCTTGTAATTGTATTTGCCCAGCCATTTGCTGTCTAGCCATTTGATTAGCTCTCTCTTGTTGACCTATACTAGCTGCTTGTTTTTGAGCAGCTATTTGGCCTTGTTGAGCTAGTGATTGAGCTAGATTAGCTATACCACTACCTCCAGCAGCTCCAGCTAAATTAGTCATTATGTTAGCTTGTGTTTGTTGAAATGATTGTCTTTCAAAGTCTGCTTGTTTTTGGTCAATGGTTAAATCTTCCATTGTGTTTTCTAAATTAAGATATGGGTTGCTAGTATCAAGATTTTTATATATATCCTCCATCTCTTTCATTTTAGCCTCTTCTCTTTTTCTTTTTCTAGCTGCTCTTTTTTGTTCTTTATTTGCTGATATAGCACCAAATATACTTGAGCCTATAGATAAACCCATACCTATAGGTGTAGCAGCTTGATTTAAAAAATTCATAAAACCATAGCCACCTCCTTCTTGTTGATTTTCTTCTGCCATATTAGTTGTTTAAATTATTACTATATTATAGTTACATTTTTTGCCTACTATTTACTACTTTCTGTTACCTCTGAATTAGCTGTAAACATTTCAGCTTTATTAGAATCAGTGTTTATAAATTTAGCTTTAGCATAATAACCTAATAAAGATGTTTTATTTATATTTGTAGCAACACCACCAATAGATTTATCATTTTTAGCAAAAAATATAAAATCTATTAACGTTGGTTCTTCTACAAAAGAGTCAATATCAAACTCTACACTAGTAGTTAAAGTTCCATCTGATAAAGACGTAGTATTGTCTATGGATATAACAGCACCTATTTCAATAAAATCTTCATTATCGTCATTTGTTTGAAATCCACCTGTTTGTGTTACGGTAAATTCACCCGTTGGGTTACCAGAGCCATCTAATAGTTCTTGACTATTCATTACAGCATAGTATCCTATATCACCAACTTGCAGCGAAGGATATTGTGATCTTGGAAATTGTAGTATTATTGACATAATTATTTGTATTATTTACGCTCCATCTTCAAAGCAGTTATCAGCATCGAATATCATAGTAACATCTTCGTTGCCAAACTTTTTAACTAAAACATTAGCTGTTAACGTAGCCGTCCCGGTGCCCATACCTGCTACATTTATATTAGATATTTCTATATGAGTACCACCATTACCAGCTACTATAGTGCCTCCGTGGGCGGGTATAGTGTCAGCATGCACGGAGTTTGTCCACCTAGAAGCTGATTGATCTGTACTTGACCAGGTTACAGCCGACTTACCACTAGTTGTCCAATTACCGGTCGATGCTGTAAATGTATATGTTATTTTAAAGTAGTCAGTTCTTTCAGTTAATGTTGCTGTGCTACCAATAGCGCCTCTAGTATAACCCATGTCACTGTACCTTTTATTAGCTTTACCAACGTACACTATGTCAGCAGGATTAGCAGTAGCATGGGTTGAGGTTGCTTTTAAAGTAAGTACTGGTCTTACTCTTTGAGTTATAGTATATCTAGGCTCCGATGTTGGTATATTACTTCCTAATGTTGTATCTTCTAATGGATATAAGTTTATAAAGTATTTTTCTTCTTTTCTAGCAAAAGAAACTGGTGTGCTATTTGCTAGCGTTAAGCTTTCAGTAACCGTAATTCTTTCGTGACTAGGATTAATAGTAGCAACTTTAATAGCCCTACCTCTATTAATTTTACCTGATATTACTTTGTCACCAACTGATATACCAGTTTTACTAGTAACATCCATTGTCGTGCTGCTACTCATTGGATTACTTAATGTTGTCTCAGCTGATATTGGCGCTGGAAATTTTTGTTTTATTTTAAAACTTCTAGCGCTTTTAGAATCAAAATTTAATAAAGCGCAATCAATAATGCCACTTGGCGTTAGCACTGTTGAGTTAACATTTTTAGCATCTAATATACTAGTCCCATCACTTTGTTTGGTTATTGTTAATTTTACTTTAGCATTTAAATTTCCAAATACCTTTATTGTCTTTGTTTGTTCTAAGTCTGTTATTTCATCACTGTCAATTACAACACCTCTTATTTCTTTAACTAACGCAGGAATAGCAACGGCATTGTAATTTAGGTAAACAATATCATTTAAAGTAATGTTATTATTACTTTTTTGCATTATATCAAAATCATATCCAATTATATTTTTATTTGAATCTAAATAAGCTTTTGTTTTTTTGAGTTTAATTATAGATTCTGATTGGGATAATTTTAAAGAAGGCTTATTTAAAAACCTGTAACCGTCGTTAGCGTCAACTCTAAGTGTACTTATTTTTTTTAATTTATTTTTTTTAGGCGAACCTATTATCTCATTAGTAATTATATCAAATAAACCGTCAACACCAGTTTCAGTTTCTGTACTTAAACTATACCCATCAACTGATGACACAGTAGAAGAACCATTTTTATTTTTATTTTTATTATCTATTAAAACAACTCTAGTGTTTATATTTATTTTTTCAATATCAAAAGGCTTTGCGTCACCATCTATTTTTAATGATACTTTAATGTTTTTATTAGCAACAAAAGTATCTGAAAATGTAAAAGTAACTAGCACTTCATTACCAATCTCTCCAGCGGTTGTTATGTCTGAAAAAACAACAGAAGACATTATGCTAGGTATATTAGATTGTCTTATTGAAAAGTCAGAAGCTGAAACAACGTGCCTACCGTTTGGAATAATTCTCATAGATCCACTAGTACTATTTAAATTTCCAAGAAAAGAAGAACTTCCTTTTTTATTATGTATTCTAAAATTAGTTGTAGTATAATTAGCCATTGTATAATATTTATATTGATGGAGTTAAAAAGGTAGCCTGCAACCACGCGATAACGCCACTTTGATTACCAGGATTACCAACTTCCTCTATTGTAAAATCATAATATTGATAATCTTCCCACCAAGATACGTCTATAGTAGACAATCTAAGTTGGTATTGGCCAGCAGTTAAATAACCAACACTTAAATTAGGTTGCCCCATTTCTGGAGAGTGTATAGTAGCAACGCTTCCACTTGGATATAAAAGTTGTATTGTAACATTGTTTTGTTGTATAAACTCATCTAGCTCGTTACATGGGCAAGGATCGTTTAACGCACCTGTGCCTTGATCGTTAACGTTAAAGTTGATATTGTTTATATTAAGACTATAATAACTAACACCTTCACCTGCTGATTGCTGAAAGAGAACAGTTAATTGAGTGTATTGGAAAAATCCGTCAGTTAAAAAATTACTTGCATTAGATGGAAAACCAGGTATCTCAATTGGTGTTGGAGCTATGTAGTTCTCTTCATTTTCAACAAAACATATAGTATGTGAAGGTTGCGCGTAGTTACCGTCGGCGTCAAGATGTACCGGGAACCCAAATCCCTCAAGGAACGTCCCTGTAACAGATCCAACATCAGCGTTATCAAATACCGTAAGCGAGTATGTAAGTGCGTTAGTGCTACCAATACCGTAGCTTAATTCGGATTCATTAGGTCGAAGACCCATTGGGAACTGAGTGTGACTAGCAAATTGATACTCACCCCAACTCCAATCAAAATTAAATGGAACCATTCCTGAGGAATCAACTATATGATAAAATGGCACGTTATTACTTACCCCATCTACCACGGTCGTAACAAACTCATAATCAGAACCACCGGTATCCCACGAACCAACTTGTGGTGGATCATAAAACGTTCCAGAGCCGGGGCTGGTGGCCCAGTTCGGCTCTGCGTTTTGAATAGCAGTTTCAGTATTATAATTTACTCCATTTGGAAAAGGATTGATAATTGTACTTAATAGTCCGCTTGGTAACAGTTCTGTTCCTCTAACTGAAAGTTTAAATCTATAATCACCGCTACCACCTGATACTTTTGCTAATATATTATATCTAACATCACCACCCATCGCGGTGCCTTGCATAACAATTACTTCGTCTATATGAAGAGCGTTTGCATCAATTGTTTCTTCGTTTTCTATTTCAACTTCTACCACCGTATCATCTTGACCGTCAGTAGACTCACTGTCACTACCAACAACAACTCCATCACCATCACTATCAGTGTTGCTAACAATACCATCGCTACCAGTGTTATCAACACCACTGCCGCTGTCAGTATCAGTATCAGTATTAATATTGTCCTCAGGGGTAGTTGGCCCACCAGTATTAACACCACCCGTTGTTGTAAATGTAGTCTGGGTTGTAGACGTTTCTGTTGTTGCGCCAATTTGTAAAGGATAACCTATGCCTTGAACAGAAAAATCACTAGTGTCCATATCGTCAACTGTTGTTTCTTCGCCAACAATATAATTATAAAATTTATTTTCTTTATTTATAAACTCTGGAACCCTACCAGTTTGAGAGTCGGTTATAATACTACTAATATACCAACCTGGACCATTTTGTAAATTATAATAATTATTATCTTGTGTATCAGTAAGTATTCTAGCTTTAGTGCCCTCGTACCCCATTGTTTTAAATAGCTTAATAGAATCTGGTTGATCATTAAATAAAACGTCTATAGTAGAGGTATAACCTTCTCCATAAAAATTATTTCTATTAGAATCTTTAGAATTATGCTTCCATATTTTATGTGTAACCACGTGCTTATTTGTAGGCGCCGTGATATATTTACCAGTTACAGAAGCACCGCAAGAGTGCATAAAAGATTTAAAGCTTACCCAACCTTTACCACCCTCATTAAATGATAACGTTATCGGCTCGGCTACCGCACTACAACCAGTTTCATTACAAATAGTTTCCGTTTGATTAATTTCATTTATACCTAGCTTTAGATTATATTCACCTTTTACAACATCAAATGTACCAACTAAATTTTCGCATTTAGGTAAAAACTCTCTAAAATAAGATTTCATACCAACGTTAGATATAGGTGTTAACCCATCTTGTGATAATCTCATAACAGCACCCCTTTGCTTATCAGTAAAATACATACGATAATTATCTACCGCCAATGACTCTGGATTTTTAGATATACCGTAATCACCAGCAAATGGTATTGTTTGCCCTAACACTCTATTGGTTGCTGTAAGTTGAGTGTTACCATCTGCGTTAAATATAGCGTCTTTATTTGCTAAAACTTTTAATACTTTATCTTCGCAAAAAGTAACAACATCAGTGTCTCTAGTTTTTAATCTTTGTATAGAGCCATATATTGGATTTAAATTTTTAGTTATTTTTTGAGCCATACTAAATTGGTTCAAGCCATTTACGCTAGACGTAGCGTTAAATAATTCTGAAGAGTGTATTAAACCTGATCCTATGTGTTCCTCGGCATACTCTAAAAACACCGAACTAACCTTTATACCATTATCTATTTGAGGCGCGTTAAAATCATCTCTTATTCTATCAGATTCTACACCATTACCAAAAGAATAACAATTAAACCAAGGTAATTCAACAGGATACTTGTATACGTCTGTATCTATTTGATACCATCCAGTTGTTTTAATAAATGTAAAACTTGTTGGTAATTCAACAGTGTTTAAAAGCGGTCTATTTAAGTGAATTTTATGCTGACCAAATATTATAATAGGATTAACTGGTTCTAGTTTTCTAATAAATGTTCCTTTTTCTACATGATCACCTATCACCTCCATACCTACCTCTAGGTTATTCATAATTTGATTTAACTGCCCTTGACTATCAAACTTTAATATAGTTGATGTTACAGGATTTGTAACAAACTCTGTTTCTTCACAATCACTTACAGTGTATCTAGTTGTTGGTCTACTTGTATCAAAAGAATTATAAGCTGTAAAATCAAAAGCGTTGACATCCCACACGTACTCACCAGTCGAATCTATAGGTAGCACGTGATCTAACACTTGAGTTCTAGTCACAAGACCACTTGAGTTTGTAAAAGATATTATATCACCTATAGTAACGCCTTTTATTTTTACAGCCTCGTTTGTTTGAAGTGTACCAAATAAAGTATCTTCCACAACTATTTGATATTTTGCCATGTAAGGCATATCTATAACCTCTTGACTACTAGCGACACTTGTTATATTTTTTAAATTTATAATATCGTTGCCAATAGTTGTGTAAATAAAAGGATTTTCAAATAAAGGATATGTTGTATTACCAACGTTAGAACTTACTCTAAGATAATAATCTTCAGCATCTAAATTTACTGGTTCTAAAATGTTATTACCATTAACGTCAGTTGCGATTAGTTCCCTGCTATCAACGCCAACTTTACTAGCGTCATTAGGTGAGAAATTTGAATCAACAAATGACTTTATATTATCTTTTTTAAGTCGCATTGGTATAGCATTACTAGCCTCGTAGTATATATCTACATCTAAATCTTCTTTAGGCTCTGTTTCAAAACAAGCTCCGTTAGATAATATTTCATCTTCTAATAATTCGCCGTTAGTAGTTGGTAATAAAAATTGTATTCCAAAGTGACCTAAACCGTTGTGCTTTACTTGACCTCTTGGGTCCCACTGATCTGGCTGTACACCAGTGCCATCTAAATCAATGCCGGCTTCTACCCTAAGAAACCTAACTATTATTGAGTGCCTTTTTCTAGTAAGGTTATTAACATTATCATCTGGAAAGTTTATACTATCTACTTCTATAGGGCCTTCTATATCTTTAACAAACGCGTGATCTATACCCTGCCCGTTATCAATACCGCTTAAATGTCTTTTTGGGACGTTTTCTCTATTAGTAATTACTTTGTATACGTTACCTAATGGATCGCCAGTAAATCTAAAATAAGTACCCGGCGTTTGCATTCTAGCTTTAAATACTTGTTCTGGCCCGTTACCAAATCCAGTATCGTTACCTATCATGGAAAGCGTCATTTGACCTAACTCACCATCTTGTGCTAAACCTTGTGTTAGTCCAGACGGGTGATAACTAGTACAACTTTCAGTGCCACCACTAAATCCAGCATGATTAGCTGGCCAAAAATTTTCTTCAGGTCCAAATATACCTCTTTGTCCTAAACTAACGGGCATTAGTAAATCACCACCAGCTATACTAAGTTGATTTGGATTACCTGTTTGCTCATAGTTATCTTTTGTGCCTATATAAAAACTGTTTACTGGTAAGCCAAATAAATCTAATCCTTCATTAAAAGTGTAGGTTCCACCACCTTCCCAGTTATCAAATGAAGAATATGTTATATCAAGAGTTCTACTAATAAAAAAGTTATCATAAGCCGGAGCTGAATCTAAAAATATATTTGCTGTTCTAGCAGGGTTTACTCCTTCACCTTGGTTTAACCACCAGTTCCAAAAATTTTCTGTTGCCACTGGGTCTCCTGGTCCAAAACTACTAACAGCATCAGTGTGTAAATTAAACGGGTTATTGTCATAATCTATATAATTCCAAGTAACATCACTCCAATGGTTCGTAGAATATGCGGAAACAATACCGCTAGGACCAACGTCGTTGTTATTTATATTATTTTGAGGGTTTGGAAAAGGTACTCTCCAAGCGCCATCAACAAACTCTGTACCAACACCAAGACCTATGGTAGAATCAGTGAAGTCCGTATTATCACCATAATCGTCCCATGATTGACCACCAAAGCTACCAGCGTCGCCGGCTTGAGCTGGGTTATATTGAAGATTAGCTATATAAGCTATATTAACAGCAGCACCATCATTTACGTAATCACCACCGAATTGATTTAAAACTTGTTCTTCTAATATATTGTCCTTTTCTATTTTAACAAAAAATCTACCATCAAATTGTGGGTGGTTTTCAACAACCTTATCCCTAAATTCCATGTAGTATTTTATGTAGTCATCTTCAGCATTATCATCATCAACAGCAGCTTGCGACAAAGTAGAACCTTCAGGTAATAAAGCATCTAGCTTGAGATACATATTTACATCATCACTTTCAAATACTTTACTTATATCAGCTCCTTTTCTACTACCAGTTGTTTTTAATCTAGATACATCCCTCCAAGGACTATATGCCTCTATATTATAAAACGCTTGTAAACCAACAATCCTCATTTCCAACTGACCTTTAGCATCGTCGTTTTGTATACCTACATCTTCCCAGTTATTATTTGTTGTTCTAATAACATTTTTATTAATTAAAGAAGCTGGTATCCCGTTTGTTATTTCCCCAAGAACCGCCTCACTATTATCAGCATCACCGCTGTCAATACCGTATATACCTAACTGATCTATTTCTACTCTTTCATATGTATTAAAATTTGTTTTAATAAAATCTGGAGCTTCGCTTTCAATAGCTAAAATTTTATATTTTGCTTTTACTGATACAGGATTTTGGTTTCCATGCGCGTTTTTTAAAATCAAGTACGTTTCCTCATCAACTTTATTTCTATCTACAGAAGGAAAAGACAGCCAAATGTTACCATCTCCTGAATCATACCATCTGTCTAATATTAAATTATAGTATTCATTAGAGGTTTCTTTTACGTAATACTTAGCATACTCAGCCCATTTTAATATACTATTAGGAGGGAACTGCCAGTCTTGTTTTAATTTAAATTTATTTTGAAAACTTGATAAAGATTTATCAACAGTTATATCCCCAGTAATAACTTGATTAGTTCCTGATTCATAACCATCTACTAAAACAGAAGTTTCTCTACCATATCTATCGCCTAAAACGACTCCCCATTTATAATTTCTAATTGACTTAACAGATTTTTTAGGTGTAGGAAAGTTTACTGGAGTTGATATAACATTTTGTATTAATGATACATCTTTATTTATATTATAACCTTGTTTGTAATTACCATAAACAAGTCTATTAGCTGTTATTTCTTGAGTAATAGCACTTTTAGGCACGTTATCCCAAGATCTAAATAATTGGTCTGAAGATAAAACTTTATTTATCATCTCTGATGTTATGGTAGTTTTACCATAGTTTTCAAGTTCTAAATCGTCAAAGTTTTTCCACTCGTTACTTCTACCTCTTGTTACAGTTTTTATAATATAAACACTTTGATCATCAGTAGTCTTCCACAACAAGTCTATCGCTTTAACATCATTAGGTCTAATAGAGTCATCTGGTATAAAGTCTTTAATTACCAAATGTCTAAGTTGGTTTTCCATACCATTGTTAAAACCTTGACTAGGTGTGTATGAAAAATTTCCCGGTAAAAAAGCTAATTCAGACCAAGGTGAAAAAGTAGAATATTCACCATCTTCATACTTATATCTATAACCCACTCTACCAAATTTAGTTTCAAATAAAGCGTTTTCTTGTTCTAATTCAACGTTCCACTCAGATGGATTATATACAGATAATTCTGGATCTACGGTTAGTATTTCAACCTTAACGCCACCTTGAACTAGTTCACCAAATATTTCTATAACTCTAACAGAAATTATTACAGGGTCTAAAACGTTATCAGCGCTAGTAAATTTTAATATATCACCTTCTTGAATGTCATAATTTTGATCAAGCGTAACTATTCTTTCATCTCCAGTTTCTGGGAAGGCTGGATCATAATTTTCGCCATCAATAAAAACATAGTTTATGTTAAAGTTAATAATACCATCTCTATTAGAATCTCTCATAAATAAAGTAGGCGCTGTAGTGGGCGCCTGCCTTATAACTGTTATATGTTCTCTTTTTATATCTGAAGTATCTATGCTCCACTCCATGTCCTCAACCTCAACTAAATCAGGCACACCCTCTTCATTATCACTAACAAATAACTTAGTATGATCAGGCACGCCAACATATATCTCCTGCGTGCCTTCTCTTGATCTTTCTATATTTATTTTTTTAGGCTCGTTATAACCATCTGTCCAAAATAATAAGTCATCAATTATATTTATACTAGATATTAATTTAAAGGGATCAAACTCTAATACTCTTTCTGGATATTGAAATAGAAAAGCGCTTTGCCAAGAAACTTTTTCTAAATAACCAGCGGCTTGACCGTATATATCTGCTTGTTGCGCTGTAGCTAGAGATAGTACATTACCTTGTATGTTGATTATTTCTACGCCAATACCGTCTTCAGAATCCACTCCGTTAGCAAATAACATTTCTTGACCCATGTTATTTACAAACCTAACTTTCATGCCTATTCTATAGTGAGATCCATCCATTACAAGTAGCTCAGTAAAACCAGGTGTTAAAGGGTAATCAGAGTTAGGACCAAAGTTTTCAGGTAACATATCTTCTCCACCTACAACATCTATCCATCTACCAGTTACAGCAAACTTATCAACAAATAAATTTCTGTACGATTCTTCTTTAGCATTTACTTGTACAATACTATCTATCCAATGTTTTTTTGTATCTTTAATATAAGGACTTTGGGACTCTACGTACAGTTGCTGAACTAACGCGTCGTAGTAATTTTCATTAGCGTTGAAATTTTGTGGACTAGAAACCTCAGGTATAATCTCAGCTATAGATGTTATATAATTATCTGGAGGAAAATCATCTTCGTTTATTTGATTACTAGATATTAAATTTACACCTTCAAAAACGTTAAGTATAGCAGCTGTCCAATCGCCGTGTTCGTGCGTTGGTGTTGGCGCTGCAGCGAAAAAATAAGCTTTATCATCTTTTTCGTTTGCGATACTTCCAACAAATCTAGTTGTATTCCAATCTTTTTCATAGTTATAACCTGTAGTTAAATACGCTTCGGCTATATTCTCATTACCTTCAATATTTTGCACTGTACCAGAATCACCAATTCCTCGGCCATCGCCATCAGTAGTTCTAACCTGTATGTTTAAAGCGTCTCTATATTGGCCATTAGGAACAAGTCTCTCATCAAGATCTTTGTTCATTTTGCCACCCGTAAAATTGTGTTTTAACTCTGGCATAATTACTTAATTTGCTTACCCATACCTCTAAGTACTTGAGTAAATTCTTCTATCTTAATATTTGACAATCTTATTTTTGCTTTTCTAGTTTCAGCAAATCTTTCTTTTTTGTATCTTTGAACTATATATTCTGGTATATTAGATCTTGTAGATAATATACCATACATTATATGCTTATAACAAGCTTCTTCACAAAACTTATGAACGACCATTTCAGAATCAGTGCCTAATCCATCACTAACATAATGAAGTGTTACTGTTTCGCCAGCTAAAGCTGAACCAAACTTTATTAATCCTCTTAGATTATCTATAAAATAACTTCCGTTAATTTGAGCATGGCTTGGCTCTAAACCATATCTTCTGCCTTCAACAGATATCTCTATATCAGAAGCATAGTTAACATCGTACATTTGATAATTAACAGGCGTTTCGCTTTTAAAACTTGTAGCGGTGTTACTTGGGGTTTGTTCTGTTAAATTATTATCTGTAAATTGGTAATTACCATCAGTATCTTGAGATATAGCGAAAGGATCTGAAGTTCTATTAGCTGGATATAAAGTTCTTTCTAATCCATCATTACCAACTCTAACAACTTTAATATAGTTAACATAATCTTGAGGAAGTATCATCGATAAAGTATTAGGTACTTCTATTTCTTGAGACTTAAAAGATTTTAAAATATCATATGTTAATTCTTGTATAGCGCGCATAGCATGAAACTGCACATCAGTTCTATTTGCTTTTGATATTATTTTTCCTTCACCTACGTATATATACATAAAGGCATTTATAATATTCTCTAGCGTAACAAACTGATAGTTTCCATAATTAGCGCTATTACTTGAATTATAATATGATGATTGATTTGTGCCGTCTAATAATCCCATAATTAACTATTTTGTTCTCGTTTTTTCATTTCTATACCAGCTGCAGCACTTTGCTGTACATCAGGTTGTTTTATTGTTAGCCCAGCTAACATAAGTATTTTATATACTAAGTTTTCTTCTTCTGAAAAATGTAATTCAAAATGTCTTAAACTAGGAGAACTAGCATTGAATAACGCTTTTTGTTGAATAACTGTGTATGTCCAGTTAGGAGGTATAGGCTTTTTATAGTAGCTTACTTCAAATCTTTCAGTATCGTTTGGCTCAGTATTAGATTGAGTGATGGTGTTAAAGTTATAATCTGTTTGTGTGGGCGCTGGATGTATTGAAACGATGCCAGAGTCTTCTCTAACAAATACAGATCTTTTTTTATTTGCTTTTAATAGTGGGTGGTTTTCAGTATAGGATACTTGACTTTTATTTACTTGCGTAACCTTATCATTACCTCTACTTATACCTATTATTTTATAAACATTATTATTACCATCTACCGTGGGTAAAGGTAAATTATTATTTGTAGTATCGTAACTAACAAATTCATCTACATGAAACGCATGTAATTTTTCTTCTAACATTTCGAGTTCATCAGAATAAGTAGTTTGAGTTTTAGGTTTCATTTCAGTCATTTTAATTTGATGAAAATAATTTTCAAATATTTCTAATTGAGCTTTATCTGCAAACAAGTTAAACTCTTGGGGTGTTATATATCCTCTCTGCTCTTTATTCGCTAAAGCTAAAACTTTTTGATATACACTATTTATATTTACCATTTTACAATATATTTTACTATATTATAGTTACATAATAAAGTGGAAGGTTAGCCCCTAAATAAAAATAGCCACCCGTTAAGGTGGCTATAGTTTTGTTAATTAATTAACTTAGTTCATTCTTTTTTCTATATTAGAATAAACTTCCATACCTTCATCAGTCTTAAACCAATGAGCTAATGCTGTATATGGATGCTCATCAAAAGGAACCGTCATTATTTTTCTATCATTTGATCCCCACATAAAATGTCTTTGATCTTGAGACAATTTTATTATCTTAGCTTCGACAGCTTTAATACCAAAGTTTCTAAGTTGAACGTTGTCATCGCTAACTAATTCTATAAATAATTTAGGATTACGTTTAGCAAATAATAGTAAATCTCTTTTTAGTTCTTTGGAACTTAAGTTATTTACCTCAGATCCAATTTCAACTCGCATTATTGCTTCAGCGATATCTATATCTAAATCTTTTGCTAAACTTAAAGCTTCTACTTCAAATTCCAACCAGTCTAATTGATTTTCAGCTATTTGAACTGGTTTGTGTTCATAAAAAATATTACCATTGTGCGGGTGGTATAAAGATAAAAACTTTTGAAGAGTTACTTGTTCTTTTGGTACAAATAAACTACCACTTCTAAATACAACGTGCTCTAATCTTTGATCTCCTTTCATTTCATCTACAAAACAAGTTCTTTGATTTTGACAATATTTTATTTCTCTTTCGTATCCTTTTTCTTCATCAAACCAAAAAAGATTAGCGGACTTTATAGATCTTGATAAAGGTTTTTTTCTTCCTTTTAAATAATACATTCTATCTTTTACCTCCCAAGTATTTTTTGGTTTAGCTTTTACTTCAGGAGCTTTAACCTTAGGTCGTTCTTCTACGACCACTGTTTCTTCAACTATAGGTTCTTCAACCTTAGTTATTTTTTTCTTTGCCATAATATAATATATAATATAATTAATAAAAATATAAGGGCGATACTAGACCGCCCTTATAAATAAATAGTCTTACTTCATTAACATAAAGTTGTTTGCACCTTGTGTAATCAAACATCTTTCAGTTAGGAAGTGTAACTGCATTGCATCTAAAGCAGAAGTAGCAGCTCCAACAGAACCAGTAACCCAAGTTTTCATTCTTCGGTCATCAGTTCCTGAAGATCTAAATCTTACGTGTAAGAAAGGTCTCTTCATGTTTTTACCCATTTGTTGGTCATAAACAGTTGAAACACCAGCTGGTATCATAACACCTCTGATAGCTTGAGCTCCAGCAGCGTCATTAATACCACCTCTTGTAGCTTTGTCATTTAAGTATCTAAAGTCAGATTTGTAGAAGTCATAAGAACCTCTTCTAAATCCTGAGAATCCTAAATTTAACGCCATGTCTTCATCGTTGTCGAATACTCCGTAAGAAGTACCTCCAGCTCCGTAAGAGTTCATCGAAGCCAACATATCGTCCATTGCTAAACTAGTATTTCTGTTTATAAACATCATGTATTCTTCAATAGCACCTTGTTTATCAAACTCAGCTAGTATAGCGTCAAACTCAGCTAAATCAGTAGCAGCGTTAACACCAGTTACACCAGTAGTAACATTACCTCTTGATTCAATAGCAGCGAATAAACCTTCAGTACCAAACGCATTACCATTACCATTTATTTCTACATCAGCACTACCACCAGTATTACCTGTTTCTGATTCAAGCATAGACATTTCAATGTAGTCAGTAAACCTCGCTCTTGTATCTGCTTCGGCTTTTAAGTACCAAAGATAACCAGATTGACCTTGTTCAGCTGAAACTTCAACCCAACCAATTCTTGAAGCGTCTGATCCAGATACTTCGTAGTAATCTTTCATAATAATTGGTTTGTTAGTAAAAGATTTAAATCTTGGTTCGTTTGCGCCTCTAGTATCAGCAGCACCAGCTGTAGCATTACCATATGTTTTACCTTTACCAAACTCAGAACCATAAACTAAACAAGTAGTTGTTTGATCAGTGTTCAAAGCTGTAATAGTAGACCCATCATATGGAGCTACAGTAATATCATCTGTTGCTACATTAACAACTAAACATCTAGTAACGCCATTAGCATCAGCTAAAATAATAGTATCATTAATTCTAATACCGTGTCTTACTTCTCCTGTGTGAGTATTAGATATACCATCATTATCAGAATCAGCACCGTCAATATCAGACTGTACTTTAAATGTAGTAGAGTTAGTCATTTTACCTTTATAAGATAAATGTAATCTACCTTGTTCAGACCACACAACTTGATCAGCTGTCATAGCCTCTTCTGCCCCAACTTGTGACAAAAAGCCTGATATAGTTCTCGGTCCGAAAACTTCAGCTTCTTGTTCCATTAAGTCAGGCAGGTATTGTTGAGCCCAACCTTTAGTGTCAGCGCTCGTAAAATCTATATAATTTGTAGACAACGTCTGCTTTATGTGAGCAGGTACGCTATTCAAATTATCGCCAGGATTAATTGCCATAATAAATTTGTTTTAAATTGTTTAACTTTTCTTTCTAATTTTAAATGATCTGTTTTTCATATCAGAAGAAGATTGACCTAAAACTTTAAACTTAACACCACCAACATTAGTTTCGCCGTGCATTTTTCTAGGATTTAAATCAATATTTTTATCTTTAGCAACCTGACTTTTAATCGCATCTGCTTTGCCTTGCTCATAAAAATGCTTAGCTATAGCATCTGGGTTCATAGCTGTAAACAAAGATTTATGATAACCCGCTGTATCTTCAATAATTGAATTTTCTTTATTAGTAAACTTACTAACAAAATTATTGATATTACTTTGAGATTTTTTTACTTTATCTACATCTTTAACATTAAAACGATATTTTTTATCTCCAACATTATATTCAAAACCTTTGAAATTTTGTCCAAAGAAACTATCAGTTTTATTTAAAAAAGTTCTTTTGCTTTTATTGTTTTCTTCTTTCTGCTTTTCAGATTCATTGTAGAAATTAATAGCTTTTTGTTGATCTTCTGTTAATCTACTATCAGCTTTAATTTCTTCGTAATATTTAGACTTTTGCCTGTCTAAGTAGGCTCTAGCCTCGGCAACTTGCTCTTTAAGGGCTATTTTCTTTTTACGTTTAGTTTTATCATCGTCTATTTCATCGTCGTAACTAAATGTATCTTCCATTAAGAAGTTTCTTTCATCTGCTGTTAAATGAGGTTTTGTTGATCTGTAATACTCATCTAATACATCAGAGTCATCCATTTTAGAAACATCTCTGTTTAATTGTACATAGTCGTTTATATTACCTCCAGTTTCTTCCATAAAATCTACAAGCTTTTGTATATTTTCTGGTAATTGTTTTCCAGTAGCTACTGCTTCTTCAACAGCTTCTTCTACTGCCTCTACAATCTCTTCTGCTTTTTCTTCTTCAGTAACTTCTTCTATAATTGGTTGTTCAGTTACTTCTTCTACTACTTCTTCTTTTGTTTCTTCTATGTTTTCTTTTTTATCTTCAACAACTTTTTGTTCAGGTAAAGGCGCATCTAAATCTACTTTAATAACATCTGGATCATCAGCGCTATTAAATTTAGATTCGTCTATAGCATCTTCTATAACTTCTTCAATAGGTTGTTCTTTATTTTCTTCAGTTATCTCTTCAATAACTTCTTTGTTTTCTTCTGTCATAATAAAATTTTATAAAATATTAAAAATTTAGAGGCCAAACTTTTCCATGTTTGCACCTCCACTAAGTATATCATTACCTGATGATTCAAATTTATTAACAGAATCACCCTGCTTTCTTTGTTCTATCATATTCATTTGATGTTTAGCCTGCCTGTCAACTCTTGCGTCTTTTCTATCTTCTCTTTTATTTTCTTTAACATTATCTGATCCACTTCGCATTTGTTCTAATTTAGCATTTAAATCAAACTCAAATTGCATTAATTGTTTTTTAGAAGCAACCTCTTGTTGTAAATAATTAATTTTTAATTGGTTTCTTGTTTCTTCTAATTTAGCCTCTGCATCAGTTTTAGCGTTTGCTTTAGTTATTTCTGCTTGAGCTGCTGCTTGCTGTTGTTGAGCATTAGCTTGTGCTTGAGCTGCCATATTAGCTTGTTGTGTTTTAGCATCTCTAGCAGCTTTAGCTTTTCTTTTCATTTTTAAAAGTTGATTAGCTAATTTTACATTTCTAACATTACGTAAATCTATAGCATCATCTAAATCAATAGTACCTTGATTTAATGCTGCTTGTATATTATTTTCTAATCTAGCTTTATCTTCTTCATCTGGCATTAGTTCTATAAATATACCAAAGTCGTATAAATGTAAGTTTTTCATTTCATCTAACGTTGCTACGTTATGAGAACCTAGAGCTCTTATGAAAGCATCTTTAGTTGGTGAGTATTCTATTATATCAGATATACGTAGAGACAAACACTCAGCAACTTCAGCTGTTATAAATAACATAGACTGTAGTATGTGTCTAGTAGCAGTATTAGAATTAGCCGCTGCTAACTTTTGTACGCCTACCAAAGCGTTTTTGTCTGGAGTACTACCATCTCTAGCTTCGTTTAAACCAGTTACGTCACGGATCATCTGCATGTAGTAGTTGTATGTAGATATTAAACTTTGTAATTTACCACCATTTACACCATTACTTATTTGCTGTATAGGTACTTTACCTGGGTTCATATCTCCTTCTGACGTAAAACTTCTACCAATAACGCTACCAGTTTGAAAAAACATGTTTAAAGCTTCTTGTGGATTATAGTTTGTTCCATTACCTAAATCTATTTCAGCTAAACCATCAGCATCTAAGTAAACACCATCAGGCACCATACGAGCCATGACTTGTTGCAACTTTAAATGAGTTAACTGTATCATGTCGGCAAAAGTTGTTATTCTACTAACAATAGATTCTATTCTACCTTCATATATTCTTGGCGCTACCATTTGGTAGTTCATTTTAACTTTACTAAAGTCAGAGTCAGTTCTCATCATGTTAGGACACATTCTCCATTTTAATAATGCATCAGCACCAATAATATAAACTCCTTCATATAATGTTTCTACAACTCTTTCTAATTTTTCAAAATCACCAGTTTTATCTTCAGGTGGATTAAATGAATCGTCTTTTTCAATTATTTTTTGAGCACCAGTACCAGTCTTTTTTAATTTATAAACATTGTTCATATGGGTTTTATAGTTAAAATATAAAACTTGAACTTTATTTTTATCCCTGTTTGTTACGTAGTCTAGCGGATATGCGTATTTATCTACTAAGTCTTTTATTTCATCTTCTGATAGCTCTGGAAATTCTTTTACTAATTCATTTATAGGTAATTCTTTTACTTCACCTATATAATAAACGTCTTCAAAATACGGTGACTCAGTGTGTGAATAAACTAAGTCAGCTGGATCTACATATTGTGCTCTAGCTCCAGCGCTAAAATCAAATGTTGTTTTTGTTGCACCAATACCTAGTACAGTTAAATCGTAAAGTACTCTACGTCTAATTAAATCATAATCACTGTTTTCTAATAAAACGCTTAATGCTTGTTCTTCAGCTAGCTCTACAGCTTGTTTAAAGTCAAGTTGCATGTGTAATTTTAACTCATCTTGATCTTGAGGTATTTTTTCTTTGTCGTTTTCATATAAATCAACGCCAAACTGCTCCATTGCTATATCATTAAACTTTTTAGCTTCTATGTCTCGTAATATAGACTCCATATATTCAGTTCTTTTTTGAACGCCAAATTCATCTTGAGAAAAGCAATTTATTTCGTAGTTTCTTTGAGCCATACCATTAACTACTATATCTACAAATTTTGGAATAACTGGCACAGGCTTCCAGTCTAAATTAAGATAAGATAAATCACCATTAATAGATAGTTCATTTTTATATTTTTGTATTGATTGCTCGCCTCTAGCGTACAGTCTAAGATTATGAAAATTATGTTTATGACTATTATATTTAGATGTAGTTCCTGAAAACCATTCATGTCTTATAGCTCTCGCTACTTTTAAACCATAATCTTCACTTAGCTTCTCCATGTCGCTAACCGCCTGTGAAGGAAAGTGTATAGAGTGTTCTTGTCTCATATATTATTTTTAATTATCTTAGATGAAAATCCTTTATTGTTATATTTAGATATATTTAAATTTAATGGTTTTTTATTTTGTTTTGGATTAGGTCGGTATAGATGCCTATTACAAGCCATGACTGCTAGTCCTGAACTTATTGAAGCATCGTGTTTCGTTCTTCTATTTATATCAAATTTAGACCAGTCATTTAATGTACTATTAAAATACATAGTGCCATACGTATCATCTTTTAATAAACCAACATGGTCATTAATATACATTTCGATTGCAGCGGCGTGAGCTTGTTTTATATCTTCACTAGAGTTTGGCATACCACCTACTTCTTTTTCAGTAACAGATAATTTATTCCAAACTTTATCTGGTCTATTCATACTGAAAGCTCTATAGCCTCTTCTTCTTAAATAGTATAATAATCTTGGTTTATTATTTTCCGCAAGTATTGGCATACCGTAAAATACTAATGCCATTAAAACGTCTTCAAAAAATATTTCAGCAGTTTGTGGTCTTGCTATATATTCAAGAAAAAAAGTGTTTGCCGGAGCGTCTTCCATTGAAAACTTTGTTAATCCATGCAAAGCTCCCTTTGATCCTCGTTTATCTACTGTTCCAGATATATCATATGAGTCACAACCAAATGCCCCTATGTGTTCATTACCTGGATATTTTACGCCATTTTTTATAATAACGTTATTTTGTAATTTTATTCCTGGTACCCAACTTATTTTAAATCTACCATTTGGATCTGGATTAAAAGTAACTAACGTATCTTTTTTACCATTTAACCATTGAAAATTACCAGGTGTTATCACTGAAGAGTTTCTGTTACCTTCATTATAATCTATTTGCTCATATATTTTTATAAGATTAAATAAACTATTTTTTGTTTCATCTCTAAAAGCGTGCTCTTCAGTTCTTGGAAACTGACGATAAAATTCATTTAAAGCGTCTTGATCATCTTTTAATCCTTCAGCTTCATTATCCCAATGATCAATTACACCATAATCTATTTCTATTCCTTGCGGATCAATCGCAGGTTTTTTAGGTGTATTAAAAACAGGTTGACCGTATTCATCAATAAACCCTTCGTAGTTCCATTCCATAGGAATAAAAAGAGAATATAAGCCAGATTTAGTTTGTCCATTACGATTACGTTTTGTTACATCAGAGTTATTATATAAATCTTTAAAATTGTCACCACCTTTATCAAGCGAGTTACTAGTACTACCCATCATACATTTGCCTACAACCCTACTACCTAATCTTAAACAAGTTTTTGTAACCCTCCAATTATTTCTTATATTATCAGGCCTCTCCCATTTACCGCTTTCATCGTGAACTAGTAAATTTAACTTTTCACCGTCATAACTATTATCACCTGTATTTTTCCAGTCTATAGTTGTGTCTAGTCCTTCAACGTCATCCATTTCCTCACGCTCACGTATCTTCTTACGAGTAAA